CAAAACTTTTCTTTACTTGTTCATTAATAAGATTCTTGGCTTCATCATCATCGATTAAAACACAACCATCAGGAAGATAGGTTTCTTCTCCGAAATCAACCCAAAACACTTCATTTTCTCTTTTATAATATGCCATAATATTTCCCTTATCGAAGTTCCGACCAAGTGGCGATAGATGTTGAACCAACTGATACCGAATAAGTAGAACCAGGAGGGACAACACCATTTACCGTAGCACTAAATTGATTTGACGCATAAGCAAAGAAACAATAGGAAACTGTGATGCCGTCAACACTCAATCCCATAGATTGTCCGTTGCTAGGTGATGTCGATCCATATACTGCTACAAAAATAGGTCTTCCTGTAGTATTGGTATATGTGACGCCTGCCGATCTACTGGCGTAAACATTCTGCCAGGTCTGACCGACACCCAAAGGAATTACGTTTAGATTTAATGATGATGATGTAATAGTATTGGATGCTATCATACCGCCTGTAATACTATTAACGTCGGCCGATGTAATCAGAGTACCATTCACGGCCGGCACATTCAATGTATATGTTCCTGGCGTCGATGCCGCATTTATCGTGACTGACCCACCAGCAAGAGTATTTAATTGAAGTGGCATATTATTCCTTTAGTATTTGACACAGGCAAGTAGAGCAATATTCTTTGGTCTAGTTTCTGTACCACCTTTTGATGATGATTGAACGTTATCAGCACCCGACGCAAGATACCCATAACTACCACCACCAGATGATCCAGTGGTATTTGAAATACCATGTGAGTGACTTTTAAAGTCGTCAGCTTGAGAAGATCCAAAAACTCTACCACTATCAACGCCTGCCCCATCATCATAACCACGAGGGAAATAACCTCTAAGGTCAGGCAGATTAAATGTGGTTGATCCATCACCAGAACCAAATGTTGTTCCTATTGCGGCAAATAGTGAGGCATAAACAGTTCTCGATACTGCCCCACCATTAGCTTTTAACCATCCTGTAGGTGCAGACGATTGGCAAACAAAACAAACTGCGCCAGCTGGTGCTGTCAGATATATAGCTGTGGAATCTAATGATGCAGATGTAACCGAACCAGCTGGTAATCCTCCTGCTGATAATCCGGTAATACTTCCTGAACCGTTAATCTGAATGGCCATCTATATTCCTTATAAGATTGTCCAGGTTGAACCTGGCGGAACTGTTACTGTGACACCTGCGGCAATTGCTACCGGACCAGGCGTAAAGGCATTCATGCCTGTTGTAATGGTGTAAGGATACTTAATTATTGCCGATGCTTCATAGAATGGAACATTGGCTAGTGTCACGGCAGTAATAACGTTTGCTAGATTGGCGGCCGCCCCCACACCTCCTCCTCCACCAGTATTAGCCTGAGCATATGCCAGATTAGCAGTATTATACGCTGATGCTAATGTTGAGGTAATTGTTGTAATACTATTACTACTGCTATATATCGTATTTACGGTACTGTAGATTGAATTGATCGTCGGAGAACTAATAGCACCAGAAGCATCGATAGAAAACACCGAATTAGTGTTAAAGTTTAGATTTAAAATCTTAGAACCTGTAGCATAACCATATGACGTTACGTTGAGACCAATACCGGTATATTGAATACCGGCACTAGACCATGTTGCTACTAGATTAGATATAGGTCTCGTGGTCATTAGTTACTCGTATTTGCTAGAGGTGCAGGACCTACTACAATTGGTTTAGTATCGTTTTCTCTGATATATGCTCTGGCAATATCTCTCTGATTTAATATAGCAGGCAAATCTTCATTCGGTTTAGGTGTATATCCTGGCAGCATTTTAAAGTCGGTATTGGTCAGATATTCTTTATAAATCTGTACCTGTGTGGCTCTCGGAATTTCCGGTGTGTATGATTGTAATACACCGTTAACCAGCATATAATTGTCAGCACGAGGAACATCACCATTATATTCAAACCATCCATCAGCAATCATTTCATCAGTAGCAATAGGACCACCGAGTTGAACAATATCTCCATTGGCGTTACTAAAGATTTTCTTAATATAGACCACGTTACCCTCCCAATGGTAAATTGATTTGAACAGGTGTACCGACATTATTGTTATTGTCTGACGTTATCTGATAGTTACCATTATATCCCCAAGCATAAAGTCTGCCGTCAGCGCCAAGTGCTATATACGTCGCCGTTGGCCAGTTGTCGGTTATCCATGCCATCTGAGAACAAACAAAGTTACCAGGCAATAATACTTTTGTCCATGATGTTCTGTTGGAGGTATCCCCCACACCTAAGTCATAATAGTTATTAAATCCCGCCGCATATAAAGCATTGTCTGTTTTTCTTATGAATGTTTGTGTCTGATATCCATATTCATAATTATCTTTTCCATCATTCAATATGGCAGCCACGCCGGTTGTCGATAATGTCGGTGACGAATAAGTCGTACCTGTGGACAGGCCGCCGCCCATTTCACCATAATAATTATATCCCCATGTATAAAGGTTACCTGCTGATGCACCTGTTCCCATTAAAGCAAAACATCTACCAGCGTTACAACCTCCAACATATGCAATATCTGCCACACGACCTACTGGCAATGCACCTGATAGAAGGTAAGGGGTCGATATACTTCCGGTGCTGCCGTGTCCTGTTTCCCCATTACCATCGTATCCACATGTTCTAACATATGTATTCGTACCATCGTCTAAAAGCATTATGAATGTCGGATATGAGTATCCGCTGGATGTGTATCCTCCACATGCCCCGGTCATCTTAGTAATTCTTTTACCTGATCCACCACCCCATTTGGAAGTAACATCCTGAGGTGACGAATAATTGTTGGTGTCAAAAGTGCCTAGTTGTCCGTAATTACCTAATCCAAATGCCCATATACTATAATCTGACTTTTGAACAAATGTGCTACCGTAATCGGTACCCATAGGCCATACACCTATAATACCGGTACCAAGTGAGGTTAATTGTGTGAATGAATTTCTCTGAGAGGTATCTCCAACACCTAGCTGCCCATATCCATTGTATCCTGTAGCATATAGATAACCGTCATTTTTTAATATAAAAAGTCTTGAAGAAGTAGCATATGAATGTCTAAAACATCCATAAGCATTGGTCACACCGGTTGCTACTAAAGTTGGAATATATCTTGCCGAGGTGTCACCGGTACCCAGTTGCCCATTACCATTACTTCCCCACGTATAGAGATTACCATTGCTGAATAGGCAGTATGAATCATAAGGACCTATCTGTCCAAAGTCGATGATATATGCCGATGTTTCATTAGGGAAGTTTACAGCCTTCATATTATCCCAACCGAAATGTGTTCCCAGTGATGCTCCTCGGCCGACATATGGAGTCAGATTAGAATTTGTTCCGCTTGTTGAATACAGAACACCATTATGTAATAGATATCCCTGATTAGCATTTGAAAATTTTAGTGTGATTGAGCCAGTCAATTTAACACTATAGGCCGCAATGTTAGATGTGACCGTATTAGACGTTATGGTGTTGGCGTATATGGTATTTGATACCGAAGAATTAGCAAATGTGGTGCTATTATTAAATGTGACGTTACCACTGGCATCGACAAATACTCTCTGTGACCCGTTAGCAGAGATAGAAAGATCATTACCGTTTGCACCAATTAGCGATGAAACGTTAGTCTTGGGCCCATATAATCCAATCTGATATGTTGTGGTATTAGATGCTACGGCAAGTGGTATATTTGTAGATGTGAGACCAATACCCACGTTACCATATGGAAAGTAGAGGCTGCCGGCATACTGTGTTCCGGAAATGTTTGCTAGAAATCCTGATGCCACCGAGATAGTATTAGCATAATTAAATGCCGAGTTTGCTACTCTATAGACAGCATTGATGGTGTTGCTATTACTAATGGTACCGCTAGGATCAATAGAGAAGATTGGGTTACCATTAACGTTTATTCTAAAGGGGTAGGAACCCGTGGCGTAACCGGTGGCAGTAACGTTTATGCCAATGCCAGTATATGACACTCCCGAATTGGTCCAGTTCGCATAAACGTTAGATATTGGTCTTGTCATCTGGTGTTCCTCATTGTCTACTATTTATGTCCAAGTGAGGAACGATCCGTCGTCAAGAGCAAGGAAATCACCAGTGGTTGTTACTACGTTAGAATATGCAGTAACATCGGTGATAGAGATAGGATTAGGTGATATGATATCAAGATCGGTAACCGAATATCCATCGTCACAAACAAGAATATCCCCAAGATCAACTATAACATCCGAGTAACTAAAATAGTTAACACTGATAGTAGATGCCGTGAGATTATAGGTTGGATACATGGTAAAGTAATCAGAAATGGCGATGACCGATGCCGTGGTATCCACAATGTCAGTGGAAATAAGTGATCCGTCATCCATGAGATAAGCATCTATCATGGTGTCATCAAAGATCAGATCACCAAAATCATCGGATGATTCCAGCAGAATGTCATTCTGTGTTCCGAAATATGTAACGTCAGGGAAAGAGTTTGCTGTATAATTATCGAAACTGGCGGCGCCCAGCACATTATCTGTTGTTCTACTGTCTACAACCGCGCCGAATGTAAAGGTGTATCCCGAGGACAATCCTGTTATTTGCGTTCCTGACGCAAGTATCGGAGCACCAGGTTGTAGATTAGACAATTGAGCAACACCTGTTCCTCCACCAACAAATGTAAAGTTTTGAACCAGACCTATAATCTGTGAACCCATAGCAACCAGTTCACCCATTTGCAGGCCGCCGAACATACCTGGCCCAAGCATTTGCATCATACCAATACCAGCAGCACCCGTGCCTTGTCCAATAAAGACGTTAGGAGATCCTTGCATAGGAATAGGCAGACCCTGGGGATGAGGAACTAACCCCATAACGTCAGGAGACGCCATACTAATAATGGAGGGGATCGCTGATATAAGGCCGGGGCCTATATTAACGTTGTGAGGTAATACGTTAATCAAAGCACCCAGGTTGTTGTGACTGTCGGTATCTCCAACAACCGCTGGTGTCAAATTGTTCATATAAATGTTACTGCTTACCGCACCACCTGGTAAACCGACAGCCTGACACAAACGGTAATAGGTAGCGAGGTAAGCAGAAAATGACATTAGGCGTTCTTTCTAGGTCTGCCTCTTCCTCTTTTCACAGGTTCTTCATTTCTAGTAATAAAATCAGGAATCTTAGGCTTTTCGATGTTTAAAACAATCATGTTGGCTTGCTGTGTTGGAATACTCACGACCCCAGTTGATCCAAATCCACCAATGCGATTCGTTCTCGGCATTGGTCGTGTAATGGACTTCTCAATAGTGTATTCCACTGATTTGATCATCTCCGCCTGGGCAATACGTTCACCAGGGTTGATTGTCAGAACATTGGATGAAATGTTATGAACAAGGACAAAAACTTCATCGATATAATCCGAATCAATTACACCTTCTGCATTAGCAAGAACCAGTCCCTGTTTCAAGGCCGTTCCTGACCGAGCATGTAGACGAACCGAGTATCCCTCAGGGATATCTAAAATCAGTCCTGTAGGAACCAAAACACGTTCACCGGGACTGATAGACAATTGCCCACGCAAGTCCCTAGTAAAAGGTTTGTTCATATTTGTATATCCTTTGTAACTCCCCTTTCCAGCATTGGAGTATGCTAGATCAAAACACGCCGATTGCGGTGTTTGAAATGCGGGAACCTGGACATCAGTATGTGTTCTCCAAATCTTCAATACAGTCATTATAAACTCACTTTCGTTATTCTGTTTCCGAGAACCTCTTTTTTCCCAGCGAATATTTAGCAACAAGATTCCATTCCGGTTTTTCACCGTATGAAATGATCTTGATACGATTTAGGGGTGTTAAAGGATCAGCAGACTTATTGGCATCAACCAGGGTAACTAGACCCCATTCTGCTAGTAGATTAGCAATAGTATTTCGGCGCCCACGATCCTCTTCCGAGAAGTCTGTTGGCTTACCGTCTAACATAAACATTTCTTTGAAATGAACTAAGTAGTAATGGCCTTGCTTATGTAGAATATGACAAGACTGATATAGCGTCTTATCTTTCTTAGAGGCAACCCCTATACGGGTTAACGTCTCCTTCACTTTTAGAAAGGCCTGAGGGTCGGGAAGTTTAACTTCCACGAACTCGTCTAGGTTTACTGTCATTTGTGCCACCTTTATTGAGTGCTTTTTTTATTTCTTCAATTTGGGTAGCGTTTAACAGAACCAATGCTTCTTTTGCCCTCTCATTCGAATAGTTATAATATTCTTTGACGGCTTCTAAGTCATCAATGGTCTCACGCTTTTCCCATTTACGAAAAGGGCGTTTATAGCCTCTGATGCTATTTAGTAGATACTGGTATTGAAGTATACCGGGAAGACCAGGATACTTATTCATTTCATTTGCTTGCAGAACACAGTCGTAGTGAAACGAGAGGGCCCGGTTCACCACGAAAGCGCTATATGACTTATCATCCTCCAGCACAGGACGTTTATGCTGGAGGATCGATGGTATGATATCTTTGAATAGATCAGTCACTTTACTTCACATTCTACCATGATTTCGGTTAGGCAAGCAACTAAATTCAATTCCTGGTCAGCAACAAACGCAGCCTGATACTGATACTTGGCAAGAGTAACGACAGCAGCAGGAATGCTTTCTGGTTTTAGATACTCATTCAATCCATCATAAATGGAACGAAAGATACGAGCAGGATCAATATCAGAATTGGTCACAACCCACTTACGCATGGACGAAAACTCTTTATCTTTGATTGCCTTAATCAGTTCATTGAGGCTACGAACACTATCAAGTTGAGAAACAATACCAGCGTCAATGCCTCCAGAAACAGAATGCCGTTGAAGTTCGTTAAGAGTTCTACGGTAGTCTGGGAAATACTTTCCAACAATCTTGACCAATACTTGCTTATCATATTCAACTTCCTCGAATTTTAGAATT